CCAGCCACCTGGCCCTTGGAAACCGTGGTCGAAATATGATACCCATGGCATCTCTTCTCCCTCGGGGGTGGGTAAGAAACGAACTACAGCGTAACCGTTACCACTCTTATCGAGTTCGGGTTTCCACATAGTGTCGTCTGAGTAGGATTTTTTTTCTCCGCCTGTTGGGGAAGCTGATTCCATTGCAGCTCTTAGTTTATCTAAACTACTTGACATTGTATTCTCCTATTTTATCGTACAATTATATCGCATTTTATTGCATTTTATCATGTATAAAAACCTTAGTTCTTATACTCCTATTATAGTACACTCTTACTAATCCTACAAGAGGGTTTTTGAAATGTACTGTGTATTTAGTCATTCTTGAGCTTGATGTTTTTATACATATAATGTTATGTGGCCAATCGGTACATATCTTAAGAGCATATCTCTAGGAGTTTCTCTCTGTATTTCTTAACGTCATAACTTATGAATGACTTATACTTGTTTATCTTAATGTGTAAGTCGGGGTAGACGACTTTTTCCGAAATCAATCTTTCCCAGTCCTTCGTGAAACCAATTATTTCATCCATGATACAAATGGTCTCTAAACTTACATCCTTACTCATATAAGATTTAAGTAGTCTAGGGTGTTGACCGTCAACTACTTTCAGTTGTGTTTGAATCTTGTACTTTCGTATCAAGTCGTTCACTTCTGTTTCGAACATATAACTAAGCTTCTGATTTCTCTTCTTCCACTCTCTATATCTCTTATCACATTCTTTATCTAGAAGGTCACCCGCCCAGAAATCTTTGTGTGATAGATTTGCAATGTAGAAGTCTTGCAGTTCTTCTTTATACGTTCTGTACAACTTACCAAAATGGTATTTGTCTTTTCTTTTTAAGAAAGAGTTGATGTCTGACTTCACCTTTCCGTTATACTTAACGAAATCATATCCCTTGGAGTGAAAATGTAATTTTATCCCAAGGTATAAAGTGTATGCATCATATCCTTCTCTAGAAGTCATTAAGTAATAATCTTCTTCTCTGCTGGAACTTCAACTCTAGGAGCTTCTTTCTTTCCAGTTGCAATTTCATATGCGTCAGCAACACCTTCGTTTGATTCTGTTGTAAACACATAGTTGTTAAACGTAATTGTCTCGGGATTCTGACATCCTGTTACTGCTACGCCTCTTGCAAAACCCATTCCACCTTCGGGATTTTGAACTATCATTTTTGGGTTGGTTAATGTAATAGACGTATCACGTTGACTGTCATACTCACCTACATACTCCCCACTGATTGCCACTACTGTGACGATATCACCTTTTTTCATAATTACCTTACTTGTTAAAGAAACTAGCAATAGTTCCTTGTGATGATGAACCCCTATTAATCATTTTCAAATTAGTTGCTTCAGCTTCTAACTTTTCTTTGAGAGGTTGGGATATTAACCTCTTCGCTGATTCGGGTTCGACTTTGTTATCATCACAAACTTTTATGATTGCTCCCATAACATCGGTCTTACCACCTATCAATAACTTTTCCACTTGTTCCGTAAATTCTTTTTTACTTATCAATTTTATACTCCGTGTAGATTACCATACTGTTTTCTCAATTTGTACAAATCTTCAACATAGTCCATAGGGTTTGCTGAGAAGATTTGAAACATACCGTTTTCTAAACTCACAATAGCAGTAATCTCTTCGATTGGTGTTCCTGTAAGTTCTTCCACCATGATTGCATATGCAGTCATTTGATAGAACCAAGGTTTTGCCATGTACTCTTCCTTGTAGGAAGATGAAGTCTTGAAATCTATTATAGATAGCATGTCATCAAATACACCAATGCAATCTACTCGTCCAGCCATTTCTAATTTGCGAGACAATAATGGTGCCTCTAATGCAATCGGTACTATTTCATCTAGTACTGGTTGGACACCTTTAAATCTTTTTTCTTCTATAATGTCTGAGAAGGTGATTTCCTTCTCTTGTCTTAAGTAGTCTTCTACTACTTGGTGGAATGATGTACCACGTTTGGCTGCACCAGTTGAGATACGATTGGCTTCTTCTTCACCAACTCGTTCTCTCCACAATCTAATATGGTCTCGGTTAAGTAATCCGACAACCGTTGTTACACTTGGATAGTGAAAGTCTTCATCACCATTTGTGTAAAATCTCTTACCATCCTTTTGAACGGTATGTAAATCTAGGTGTTCTAATTCCCATAACTCTAATAAATTACCCATAAGTCTATTCTACTTCTTTCTTGATTGAATGTCTAGATGCTTTTTAACTATTTCTTTAGTCTTAACTTCTTTGACTCCACGTTGTCTATGTCTGTCCATAGGTGAGCCTGGGTTTGCAGAAGAAATTTTATTGAGGACTTCTTTGAAGCCATTATCAAGTTTCACCCTGTCACCATGACCACCAACAATGCTTGGCGTTCCAAGTATAACTTGTTTGAGGTGTGGGTTGTCTTCTTTGAATTGGTCGAGTTTGGTATAAGACATATTATGCTCTTCAATCTCACCAGTTTCATTATTTAAAAAATCATATAGAGGCATACATAAACTCGGGTGTTGGTCTTGCAGTCCATACTGCAAAATCTTTTTTGTATTTGTTGTAGTATTTATGGTAACCATCTATAGATGATTTCATTTTGACATCATCGGGCATACATTGAGGTGGTTCTCTCCATGCACAAAGGTCAATATTGTTTGGTAACTGGTTTAGTAAATCCAGTAGTTTTTCCTGCGTTAAATGGGCCTTGGCATAACGATGGGTGTACTCCTTACATAAAGCTGCAAATAGGTCATATACAAATTGGTAGTGAACTGCATTCTCTCGAACCCATATATTGGATGGGTGATTGACATGTGAAGCCTTGTATAAGTTATCCATTTCACCTTCAAGTCTCCATCTTTGAATTCTACGTCCACTCGAATCGTCAATATAGTGTTTACCATCTAGCATTCTATGTGCAGTTGACAAGAGTTGGGCATATTCGATAATCATCTTAACTACATGTTTGTCACAATGTAGTTTAGCTGCAATTTCGGGTTCTTCGTGTAAGTAAAATATGTTCATTTGTAAAATATGTGATTGTTAATGACTACAGTCTCATTTAATGAGTCTGCCCAATAAGGATATACTTGGTCATTATGGTAATGTGTGGCACCTTCAGTAATATCTGCCCACTCACCAAATGCCAAAGACTGTGCAACCTGTAATGACACCATCCAAGTGTGACTATCTTCGGGTACATCTGCTTTGCCATCACAAAACCACGAAAATTGGCACATATTTCTAACTGGCATTGGATTTCCCTTCCAATTAGTCTTCCACTTTGCTTGATAAACGACTCCACAAATAGTATCGGGATAATCTCGGTCTGCAACGCGATTCATCACGACTTGTGCAACCGCTATTTTACCAGCAATCGGCTGATTACCTGCTTCGAAGTAAATATTTTTTGCCATACAGACAATTTCACCATTTTCATCGAATGCATAAGCTTTCTGAGAGAGGGTGCCAGTCAAAAAACCTAAAATTGCACCAGCAACCAAATAATAATATCTCATTTTCATGATTTATACTCCACCCAAGCCTTAAAAACGATTTCTGCCTGTTCTCTAGAAAAACCGAAGTTTTCCCTTAACCATCTTGGGGCTTCAAACATGTTAATTTTACCGCTTTCCTGTAATAGGTCTAATTCGGGAAACCATTCTGCTGGTTCGAACGGCAAATCTGCCGATGTTAGTTGATTTTGGTTCAAATGAAAATTACTCATAAGTTTTCTATCTCCTTCAGATGGAACTCAACGTCCTCGTCTGATAAATGTCCTAAGACATCACTAGTTACACTAGTATTATAACACAACTCACCGTTTTTGAGAACCGCCATTTCCCATAAACCTTGTTTACCGCCATATGACATGTCATGCTTGACTACACTGGCACCGTAACCGTTAGGAAAGAGGTGTACAATCTGTACACCATTCAATTCTAACATTGTGTTCTCTTCAACAATCATGTGTTGTCGCCATCTCTATATTTGACATCATTCTTGTCAAACTGTCTACGTGTTTCCCATGGAAACGGTTTGTTGATATGCAACCCTAAAAAGGTTAACACCATCATAAAGGTGCATAGAACGAAACCACCTATCCATGAAATTGTAACTACTTCAGCTTCCATATTAAAACCCACTCGTTGTATGGGCATACTCATCGGGACAATTCAATACCCCACATGGACACCCTGTGAAATCCAATTCCGTTTGGAATGGATTCATGTCAGCAGCGTTGGTAGTACCATACGTTGCTAGATTCATGACATCGTCGGCTGTCAATTTACCTTCTGTACACGATGCAATTAGTTTTGCACTTTCGTAATCTAAACTCATATCATTCTCCTAAGAATTTGCATTGTAGTCGGGTTTAATATTACCCTCTACAATCATTTGTGCGAGTTCCGTAGCATTGTAGGATTTACCACCCACGTGCCATGAATACTCATTAAGAGGGACGTGTCCATCCTTCCAGTTATAGATTGTAACCGCTTCACGGTCATAATCATACTCTTCCATACCTTCTTCTTCAAAGTACTTCACAGTTAGACACCATTCACAATTAACTTTTGCATATG